CATCGTATCGCGCAACTCCATCCGACCGTGCAGGCGACGGAGATCGGAAAGCTCGCAGCCAAGCTGCCAGCTACGGCCTCCAAACCGGCGTCCGTTTCCAAGGCGCCCGAGCCTATCGAGCCGATCGGCGGGAAGACCAGCGCGGTGTCAGACAAGCCGCCTGACGATCCCGAGGAGTTCAAGCGATGGCACGACGCACGGGAGCGCGCGAAAGCGCAGAGGAGACGGGCATGACTCGACCAAGCGGACTCAGCGGCCCACAGGGGCTAGCTCCGCGCATGCCAGGAGCCTCAATTGTCGAACACCCTGCTCACGATCGACATGATCACCAACAAGGCGTTGGCGATCCTGCACAACAACCTCGCATTTGCGAGGAACGTTAACCGGCAGTACGACTCAAGTTTTGCCCGCGAGGGCGCGAAGATCGGCTCGACCCTTCGGGTGAGACTGCCGAACAAGTACACGGTCACGACCGGCACGGCGATGTCGGCGCAGAACACGGTGGAGACTTCGACCACCATCACGCTGGCAACGCAGAAACACGTCGATATGGACTTCACGTCGGCTGAATTGACGCTGTCCATCGACGACTTCGGCGAGCGCATCCTTGCCCCGGCCATGGCAGTTCTGGCTTCCGCCATCGATGCGGACGGGCTCGCGCTCTACAAGGACGTTTACCAATCGGTCGGGACGCCGGGAACCACGCCGTCCACGGCCCTGGTGATGCTCCAGGCGCAGCAGAAGATGAACGAGATGGCGACTCCGATGGATGGACGCCGCAACCTCGTCATCAATCCCGCTGCCAATGCGGCTCTCGTGGACGGCATGAAGGGGCTTTTCAATCCCGGCGGCGTCCTGGACTCCCAGTTCAGGCGCGGAGCATTGGCGAACAACATCCTCGACTACAACGAGATCGCCATGGACCAGAACGTGGGGATGCACACCGAAGGCGCGAACCGTCTCACGACTCCCATCGTGGCGACGACCTCGACCTCCGGGGATACCACGCTCGCCATCTCGGGAACGGGAACCTGGAACGCGAAGAAAGGCGATGTCTTCACCATCGCGGACGTGTATGCGGTCAACCCCGAAAATTTCACATCGACGGGAAGCCTGCAGCAGTTCGTGGTGACGGCTGACATCAACATCACCACCTCGGGAACGATTGCCGTCTCGCCGGCCATCATCTCCTCGGGCGCGTACCAGACCGTGAACAGCCTTCCGGCTGCGAACGCGGCGCTCACCATCATGGGATCGGCCTCTGGCGTCTACGCGCAGAACCTGGCCTTCCACGAGGACGCCTTCACGCTGGTCACGGCGGATCTCCAGTTGCCTCCCGGCAACATGGCGAGTCGCAAGGTCATGGACGGCATCTCGATGCGGATCTGGCGTCAGGGCGACATCTTCAACGACATGGTGCCGACGCGTGTGGACGTGCTCTACGGCTGGAAGACCTTGCGTCCTTCGATGGCCTGTCGGATTTGGGGTTAAGCCATGGGCGTCCAAATCCACGAGGATCGCTACGGCGTTGTCAGCGCAACACTCACGCCTGTCTCGACCGCGGCCGGAACCAGTGCCGAGCAGACCTTGACCGTGCAGGGGTTGACGACGGATATGTTCGTCTCCGTCAACCCTCCAGCGGCCACGGACTATCTCGGCATCGCTGGAGTCCGCGTGTCGGCGGCCAATACGCTGGCAGTCACTTTCACCAACCAAAGCTCCGCAGGGCTCACCTCGGCGTCCGGAATCTACAAGGTGTACTGGTTCCGGCCCGAAGTTCCCGGTGTAGCCGCCATTCAACCCTGAGGAGATCAACATGGCAGCGAGAGTCGTTTTCGATGGAAGCTCCGATGGCGTCACGCTCGGAGGCGCAACAACTGCCCTGATCGGGTTCTACGGATCAGCGGTAGCGCAAGCGGCGGCAGTGACTTCCGTGACCACTACGGGGGCCACTTCGACCACCAATGCGTTCGGCTACACCACGGCGGCGCAAGCCGATGCGATCGTGGCGTCGTTGAACGCGCTCATCGTCGCCAACCGCGGCATGGGCATCATCGCGACGTGACAAAGCTCAGTCATTCGCGTCGAGCAGCCAGCCAGGTTCCTCTCGTCAAGTACGAGGGGAGCCTGGTTCTTTTTACCTCGTTTTACGAGCAGAGGGGGTATGCGGGCTATATCCACTCGCTCGCAGTAACCGGCATGGTGCTGGAGCGGATCGGCGTCAAGTGGGACTACTGGCCCTCGGCTGGAGATTTCCATGTCGAGAGAGCGGTGAACCTTGCTCTCAGCCGGTTCGTTGCATCGGACTTCACTGACTTCCTCAACATCGACGCCGATGAATCGTGGGACCCGGAAGGGCTTCTCAGGCTTATCTCGCGTCCCGATCCCGTCGTCGGGGGCTTGTACCGGATGAAGAACAAGTGGGACACATGGACCGGGACCCTCAAGGTGAACGAGAACGGTGTTCCGGAAGGGAAGGTGCAGGACGGAAGCCCGATGATCGAAGCCAAGGGGTTGCCGTTCGGCTTCCTGCGGCTGAAGAAGGAGCCGCTCATCGCTTACCAGAAAGCGTTTCCTGATCGCTGGTATTGGGACGGCGAGGAAAAGGTCACGCAGTTCCTCACGACCCGGATCAGGGATAACACGTTCTTCTCGCAGGACATCAACTTCTCGCTCGACATGAAGGAGCTCGGTTTCCCGCTCTGGATCGAGCCGAACGTGACGATAGGTCATTTCGGGCTGGTGGAACACATCGGCAATCTCGACCGCGAATTGCGCGATCTTCACGCCGATCAGAAGCGGACGCCGATGGAGCGTATCGAAGCCTTCGCCAAGGAAAGGTCTGCCGCATGATGATCTATCTGAAGCACCCCGTTCATGGCGTGAAGATCGCCTCGCTCGAGGCCGAGGCCAAGGCCGACGAGAAGAACGGATGGGTGCGGTTCGATCCTGATGCAACCGATCCGGCTCCGCTCGCTCAGGCTGAGGCGTTGACGCCCAGCCCCGATCCCGCGAGCTCAACGCTCACCCTCAAGCGCAAGCCCGGCAGGCCGCGTAAGGCCCACTGATGAGCACAGCGAACACGCTTATCGACGAAGCATTGCTCGCCATCGGTCAGTTGGCCGAGGGGGAGACTCCGTCGCCTGAAACGGCGCAGTCGGCTTTGCGTCGATTGAACAGCATGGTCGAGTCGATGAATAACGAATCGCTCACCATCTACCAGATTCAAGATGAAATCTTCACGCTCCCCGCGAACGTCACGACACGCACTATCGGCGTCGGCGGGCAATTCAACACCGTCTGGCCGATCAAGGTTCTCGATTCGACGTTCGTGCGCGATCCGGTGAACGCCCCGAACGTGGATTTTCAAGTCGCCATCATCAACAACGCCGAGTACAGCGGCATCCCCGTGAAAACGGTGACGGGGCCGTATCCGCAGTTCATCTATTACGACAGGGCGTATCCCATCGGAACGCTCTACTTCTGGCCGGTGGCAGTCAATAGCCTGCAACTGCACCTTTCGACGTGGAAGCCATTGCAGAGTTTTGCAGGACTCACGACGACGGTGGTTCTGCCCCCGGGTTACGAGGAGATGTTGACCTTCAACCTCGCGATCCGGCTGGCGCCGAGCTTTGGGGTTTCTGCATCTCAGGAGGTGCGGCAGATCGCATCCGATTCAAAGCGGAATTTGAAGCGCGTGAACGGACAGGACGAGGTGATGGCGCTCCCGCGGCGCCTGCCCGGAATGAGCAATGGCCTCTTGGGGTACTGGGACTTCTATAAGGGCGGCTCTTGAACTGGGAAATCATATCTCCGCTCTTGATCGCTGCGCTCGCCGCGCTTCCCGCGACTATCGCAGCCATTGCCTCTTGGCGACAGTCGCGGGCGACGCACCTTGCTGTCAACAGCCGGATGGAGGAACTACTCGCGCTCGCCAGAAAGGAAGCTACGGCACAGGCGACGCTTGACGAACAAGCCGCAGAGCGGCAACGCAAGGGAGACGCGGCAATCGACCGCGCCAACATCGCATCACCCAAAGGAGAAACACCATGAAGCACCTCGCACTCTCCGCACTCCTCGCGCTCGTCTCGCTGCCCGCCTTTGCCGCGGCGAATGTGAGCGTGGACAACCTGATCGAAGTCGTGATCTACCTCGTCATCCTCTCGCTCGTTTTTTGGGTGATCTGGTGGTTCGTCGGCTATGTGGGCGTGCCGGAGCCCTTCAACAAGGTGATCCGGGTCGTGATCGGGCTAGTCGCCCTGCTCGTTGTCGTGTCCTTGCTGCTCGGGATGCTGACGGGAAGCCCGATCATTCGGCTGCGATAAATGGGCCTGTTCAATTTCTTTTTCCGGCGCAATTCGTTGCGTCATCTCATTAACCGAAGGAGTGACGACATCATGGCAACCCTGAAGGACGTGAAAGACAAAGTCGCGCAGATCAAAGAGGACGTGTTGACCGAGATGGCCGAAGTCAAGGCATCCGTCGATGCGCTCAACAAGCAGATCGTCGATCTGAA